GTACAGGGCGAGCACCTCGGTGCGGAACGGCAGGTCCTGCACGATCTCGATCTGGCCCTGGCTCTCCCAGTCGGTCGAGGCCGGGCCGATGTCGCCCGTGTAGCGCGGGCTCGGCGTGTCCTGGGGCGTGCTCGGGAGCCGGTCCGCCGTCGGCCGCCGGCCGCCCACCATCGGGATCGCGGAGTCGTTCAGCCGGACGAACGCCTTGACCCAGCGGGTCCGGCCGCGCTGCATGGTCCCCTTGGCCGACATCACCTCCGGCTGGAGCGTCCGGGCCGTGGCCGTGTATGCCAGCCCGACCACGACCAGGGTCCCCGTCCGCGCCAGCGTGATCGACCCGCCCACCACCGTCTGGTCGGGCTCCACGGCGCCGTCGAGGACGATGCGGACGACCTGGCCCTCGAGGTGCCCGAGGCCGGTGACCACCGTCTGGCCCGCCGTCAGGTTCACGGTCACCGAGGCGTCGAGGTAGGGGCCGCCGCCATCGCCGAGCACGATCTGCTCCAGCATGAGCGTCCCCGCTCGGTTCACCGCCAGCCAGATACGGCCGGCGCCGCCGGTCAGGCTCGCGGCCGCAGAGGTGATGCTCCCCGTCGGCATGGTGAGCCGCCACCAGGACGCCACGCCCTCCGTGCGGTCGTAGGTGCAACACGCCAGGGTGCCGTCCCAGAGCACGAGGACGATGCTGCCGTGGGGCGCCCGGGCGAAGTGCAGCTCGCGGATGAGCCCCGCCGCGATGTGGTTCGCCACGAAGGTGATGTCCTTCGACTCCCAGCCCGAGGTCTGGAGGTCGTAGGCGATGGCGCGCACGCGCCGCAGCTCGGGCGAGACGTAGAGGACGACCGGGCCGGCGTCGACGGTCTGGATGGCGGCGGAGCCGAAGGCCGACTCCCGGCGCGCCTGGATGTCCCCAGCCCGCGGCACCCCGGTGGACCCCGAGACGCTGTGCTCGCCCAGGTCGGTCCCGGCGAGCAGCGCCCGGTTGCCCTGCAGCCAGCGGATGCGGCCCGGCGTGGCAAGCTGGAAGTCGATGCCGTCGCTCGGCAGGACGGTCGCTGGCGTGCCGGCGCCGGACGCCAGCGTGAGGTTGAACGACGACCCCGCCTGGGAGGCCCACACCCGGTTGCCCATGGCGAAGTAGAGCCGGTTGTTTGCGAACTCGACCGAGGTGGGCCACGTGGAGCCACCCCACGCCGCGGGCTGGGCCGTGAGCAACGTCGACATCGCCGCCAGGGACCACCCGGCCGGCCCCGACGTCAGGACGTAAGGCTCCACGCGGCCGCAGGCCAGGAACATCCTGGTGCCGGCCGTGTCGTGCGCGATCGACATCGCCTGGATGTCGCTCTGGAGCCACGGCGTCGCCAGCGAGGTCGCCACGCCAACCGTGCTCGCCACCGACACGGCCGTCACCCGCGAGTTGTTCACGACGTTATCCACCATCACGGTGACGGCCTGCGCCGCCGCGAGGGTGAACGTGACCGACGCGGTGGTCCACGCGGTGGTGACATACCCACCGCCCGTCGCGAAGGTGGCGAGCGCCGCGCCACCGCCAGACGGGAGGACCGAGACGCGAGCAGAGCCATATCCTGTCGCGCTCAAGCTGTAGGTGCCCGCGGCCAGGATGGCCGTGGTCTGACTGAGGGTGTTACCCCCCCCGCCAACCACGACGAACTTGGCGCACGTCTTGCCCTGATAGATCTCCGCCGTGACCGCGGGGGCCGGAGCGGCGTTCCAGGTCCATCCGTTCAGCGATGCACTCGCTCCGCCGTCGAGCGTGAAGTCGCCGTTCGTCAGCGCGTTGTTCGAGGACGTCAAGGAGAGTAGCCCCGACAGTCCGTAGACGCGCAGGTTCTGGGGCGTCAGCCCCACCACCAGGTCGGCGCCATCCGCCGACCGCCACTGCAGCAGCCGCGCCCTGGTGTCGAGCAGGTCCGGCACCACTAGCGTCGAGCCCGACCGCATGAGCAGCGACCCCTGCGGCAACGGCTCGAAGTTCTCGCAGCGGGCGAGCCCCGTCTTGTAGAGCTCGGTCTCGACGCGCCCGGCCAGCCTCGGCGACAGCTCGCCGCCCGTGAACCGGCTCTGCAGGTACTCGAGCTGGGCCACGCTCACCGCCTCCGGCGGGCCAGCCAGGTGCTCCGCACGCGCTGCGCCCGGCCCTGCCGGCCGTCGCTCGAGGAGGCCGCCTGCAGCTTCGCCTGGTAGCGCTGCTCGTGCTCCCGCGCGAGCGCCTTGTCCTCCGTGATGACGGTGCACAGGTCGGCCGCGATCCGGGCCGCGAGCGCCTGGCAGAACGCCGGGCTCCAGAGCGTGATGTCGGCCTGCTGCTTCACCGCCTTGACGTTGAGCTGCGCGGCGGTGGTGTTGGCGAGGATGAACCGCCCCTCCACGACCCAGTCGAGCCCGGCCCCGCCGAAGTCCTCCGGCCAGGTCGACATGGCGAAGGCGTCGTAGGTGGTCCCGGCGGACGCCTCCTCCGCCGACACCACGCGGAGCACCACCGCCGGCAGCTGGTAGCGGGAGGTGTACCCGTAGGCCGCCGCCGCCGCGTCCTTGTTGAGGACGAAGCGGTCCATGGCGAAGGACCAGTCCCGATCCTCGAGCACGGCGTCGCGGAGGGCGTCGAAGTTGTCGCGCAGGATCTCGGCCGGCCGGCCGGGGTCGCTGTCGAGGTCCGTGATCTTGGAGACCGCGAGCCAGCCCAGCGCGAGATTGGCGATGCCCGTCCGGTCCATGGCGGGGCCCCGCTAGTAGGCCTGGGTGGTGCTGTCGGTGCCGCCGGTCAGGGTGGCGGCCGAGAGGCCGATGTGGCCTCCCGTCTGCGCCAGCGTGATGGTGTTGCCGGGGAGGCCCGACTCCACCGACGCGACCGTCACCACGTTGCCGGCGGAAGTGGCGTAGACGAGGCCGCCGAGGCCGGCGGCGCCGGCGACGTCCCAGGTCGGGCTGGCGGTGATGGCCGCGGCGAGGTTGGCGGCCGTGGTCGGGTCGTCGGCGCCGACCGCGAACTGGTTGCCGACCGGGTTGGCCGCGACCGCCGTGAAGTCGACGCCCTGGATGGTGAGCTTGTCCCCGGCGACGACGCCCGTGCAGGTGGCCGTCCCGGTCGCCTGCGCCTTGGCGGAGGCCCGGGCCGTCACGTTGGCCTGCCACGCGGCGAGCGCCGCGGCGGACGGCTGCAGCTTCGCCGGCCAGGCCGCCTGGAGCGCCGTCACGGCCTGCGCCCAGGTCGAGCCGCCGCGCATCTGCGCCTCGAGCCAGTCGAGGACGTTGTGGCTCACCCCGGCCGCGCCGGCCAGCGCCTGGTCGGCCGCGACGAGGTCGGCCGCGGAGAGACCGTCACCGCTGATGTTCGACGCCATCGCCGCCTCCTGACTAGTTGGGCTTGCGCTTGAAGTTGCCGCCCAGGGCCTGGCGGGCGAGGATCTCGGTCTTCATCGCCTCGAGGGCCGAGTCGGCGATGCGCGGGAAGAGCGCCTTCACCTGGGCCCAGGTCCGCCCGCCGGCCAGCGCGGCCGCGGCGCTGACGACGTGGTCCTCGTGCATCCCGTTGGCCTGCGGCGGGGCGAGGTTGGCCGTGTCGGTGGCGAGCGCCGTCCCCGTGTTGGTCCAGAGCGTGGCGAAGTCCGTCGCGATCGACATGGAGCCTCCCCTACTTGGGCCAGCGCGGCGCGCCGGCGACCTGTGGGCCATCCGCCTTGCGGGGCTGGTCCCCTTCGGCGGCCAGCCTGATGAGCTCGTCCTTCCAGCCGTCCAGGACCGCGCCGTCGATCTCCAGCGCCAGCTCGGCGCGCACGCGGCTCCAGTCCGGGTCCTTGCGGAGCAGCTCGACCGCCCGGGCGATGTCGCCGGAGTTGATCCCCAGGCGCTTGCGGGCGTTGGGCCTCGACGCCACGGCGATGTTCGACAGCCGCTGGCTGGCCTCGGCCGTGCTGCGCTCGTGCTCCTTGGCCACGCTCACGACGCCCTCCGGGCCGCCCGGGGCTTCTTCGCCTTGGCGACCACAGCCTTCGGAGCCGCCTGGACGGCCGCCGCCGGCACGACACCGGCCTGGCCAACCGGGAGCTCGGCGCGACGGTGGATCTCCGCGCGCCACCCCTCGAGCGCGCCCCGGTCGATGTTGGCCCCGAGGGACTCGCAGGCGTCCTCCCAGCTCACGCCGGCGCGCAAGGCGCGCACGAAGCCGTAGACGTCCGAGTCGATGAGGCCGAGCCGCTTGATGCCGCCGAGGCCTGACGGCTTCGCGAACTCCGGGTCCATGGCCTGCTTCGCCTCCAGCGCGTCCGGCATCTCTCCCATCGACTTCCGCATGTCCGACACCCCTGTCGTTTCCCCCCGTAGAAGTGGCCGGCGCTCCGCACAGGGGGAGACGGAGCGCCGGCCGGCCCTCAAGCCGCCGAGGGGTTCGTCATCGGCCGTAGATGGCGAGCTGCGCGGCCACCGCCCCGCTCGCCGCCACCACGGCCTGGATGCGCTGGCAGGGCGCCACCGCCCAGTAGGTGACCCCGGTGGGCGCCGTGCTCTGGATGTTCTGCGAGCTCATCGCCACCAGGACCTTCGCGCCCGTGGCCGCCGAGACGGCCGGGAAGGCGAAGAGGACGGTGGTGCCGTCCTTGGCGAGGCAGTTGACCTGGAGCGACCGCGTCGCGGCGGCGCCGGGGTCCAGGGTGAAGGTGATCGACGCGAGGTTGGACGCGTCGATGACCGGGCTGGTGATGACCGCGCCGGCCGCCACCGAGCCCGATTCGTAGGCGTAGCGGATGGTCTGCGGGGGGGCCGAGTAGCCGCCGTACTGGGCCTGCGCCACGAAGGGCGTCGCGACCAGGGCGAGGGCGAAGACGATGCTGCGGGCGAAGAACTTGATCATGGCAGTCTCCTCGAGGTCAGGTCAGCCCGGCTCAGGCGACCGTGCAGGTGTCCTTGAAGTAGCCGGCGACGATGTGCTCGTCCTCGACGCGGACCGCGCCCATCGCCATGGCCACGTAGATGCGCCACGCGAACGACTGGCTGGGGTCCTCGGCGACCTTCGCCCAGATGTCCTTGGCGATCTGGAGGCCGAGCGCCTTGCGGGTCATGAAGAGGCAGCTGATCTGGCCGGGCAGCGGCTTCAGGAGCCGGTTGCTGAGGATCCAGCGGAAGCCCATCCAGCGGTCGACCCAGCCGTTGTTGATGAGGGCCATGGCCTGGCCGACGAACTGGCTGTTGGTCGCCTGGGCGATGTGCAGGAGCTTGCGGGCCTGCTGCGGGCCGACCACCGCGACCTTCTCCTCGTCCGGCAGGATGTCGTTGGCGAGGAACATCTCGGCGACGTTGGTGATGGCCGCGAAGTCGATCTCGGTGTTGTAGTCGCCGAAGACCTGGGACGCGGGGAAGGCGTTGTTGTTGCCCGCCTCGTCGAGCGCGTTGCCGGTGGCGGCCGCGATGATGACGTCGTCGACCGTGCGCCGCGCCTGGGCGCCGAGCGACGTGGCGATGGTGCTGTTCGGGTCGATGAGGACCTGGTTGATGTCCTCCTGCTCGGTCTGGTCGGCGTCGTGGTAGGTCGCGACGACCGACACCCGGTTCGAGAAGACCGAGTTGTTCTGGGGCGTCGCGGTGGCGCCGTTCTTGGCGACGAGCGCGCCGCCGGCGCCGCGCTTGGCGATGCGCGGCCAGTTGCGGGTCGAGCCGGTCTCGGTGCGCTCCGCCACCCAGGGACGGAGGCGGGAGTCGGTCTGCTGCGCGAGCTGGCGGACGATCAGCTCGAAGGTCTTGACGTAGAGCTTGTTCAGCGTGCTGGCCATGGCTGCCCTCTCCTGCCCGCACTCGCGGGCGAACGTGGATTCCGTTCACCGCGCGAGTAGTCCGGGAGGGCCCGGGCCCGCTGTACCGAGGGTGATGTCAGGCCGCTTGCGCGGTAGTCCGACGTCCTCGGTGGTGTGCGCCTATTCGGCGCCCTGCATCGACGGCCATCTTCGGGACGCGTTGCAGCTGCCGCAACATCAAGTCCACTCTCCGCGGACCCCGCCGCGCCGCCGCCGCGGCGACGCGAGGCGCCTCAGAACAGCGCGCCGACCAGCAGCACCGCGCCGCCCGGCCCGCCCGCGCCGGCCGCCAGCACCTCCGG